AAAAAAAAAAAAAAAAAAAAAAAAAAAAAAAAAAAAAAAAAAAAAAAAAAAATAGCAATGTCTTATACAGTACGAATAAGTAATAGCAGAGTCAATAGTTATGGTTTCCGGTTGCTTACTTCCGGGGTTGATCTATCGCAATATCGCAAAAACCCTATTCTTCTATTTAATCACAATCGTCCTTGGAGAGGTACAGTAGATGAAATACTGCCCATTGGCAAGGTTGAAAATATACGTATTGAAGGTGATGATATTTTGGGCGAATTGGTTTTTGATGAACAAGACGATTTTGCATTGAAAATCAAACAAAAATGGGACGATGGCATATACCGCATGGTATCAGTGGGGGCAACCGTCATTGAAATGAGTAATGATCCGACATTATTATTACCGGGGCAAACTCGCGAAACTATTACCCGATGGAGACTTGATGAAGTAAGTGTGGTTGATATTGGCGCCAACGACGATGCTATGGCATTGAAATTTGAGGATAGCGAATATGTAGTGCTCTCGAATAAAAAACAACCCGATTTTATTCCAAAACTTAAAAATAATGACAAATCTATGAAAAACATTGCATTGAAACTCGGCCTTAGCGCCGAAGCAGAAGTAAATACCATTCTGCAAACCATCGAAAATCTGCAAGCAGAAGTATTGCATTTGCGGCAGGAAGCTGAAAACACTCGATTGTCGGCTATTGAGCTATTAGTAAATAAGGCAATTGAAGAAAAACGTATTCTCGAAAGCCAGAAAAACCATTTTCTTGAACTCGGGAAAAAGGTTGGCCTTGAGGATCTAAAGACTACCCTCGATGTTATTCAGCCAGCAGTAAAACCTTTGGATATAATCAACCGAGGTGGCACCCAACCAATGGATGCATCTAAAAAATGGAATGACTACATCGATGCAGAATTGATCAATTTGCGTCAGGAAAACCCTGAAGCTTATGCGCAATTATATAAAAAGGAATTTGGGGTTGAATTAAAATTTTAATAACATTTAAATACTATTGAAATGAGAAGAAAATTTAACTTTTTCGCATTTTTGGCAAGCCTTTTTTGTGGTTTTGCATTATTTGGACCTCTTGGGTTATTAATAGGCGGATTAATAAGCCTCATACCAACAAAAGCAATCGGCTTACGTGCTGGTATATTCCCAGAAGTATGGACTGGGGTAATGGTCAATAAACTACGTGGCGGATTAGAAGGTACATTTCTTGATCCTATACCCTCATACGACCAATATGCCCAGAATGATGTTATACACCTCATTGATGTGGGTGGCGACCCCGATGTATTAGTGAATAATACCACTTATCCGCTCGAAATTCAAAACCTTGCAGATGGAGATATATCTATAAGTTTAAATAAATTTCAGACAAAACCTACCCGCATTACCGATGATGAGTTATATGCAATCAAATACGATAAAATACAATCGGTAATCGATAGGCATAAGGCAGCTATTGATCAGAAGAAAAAAGATATGGCCATACATGCCCTTGCCCCGGCAAGTAATACTACCGCTACACCAGTTATACTTACTACCGGCAATAATGATGGTAATGGGCGCAAACGGCTGATACGTGATGATATAATCGCACTAAAGAAAAAATTCGATGATAATAAGGTGCCTGTTCAAGGGCGAATTTTGGTGCTATGCCCCGATCACGTGGCTGACTTGCTGCTTTTCGACCAAAAATTTGCCGATCAATATTACAATTACACTACCGGTAAGATTGCCAATTTATACGGCTTTCAGGTGTATGAATATCCTAATAATCCTTATTACACGGTAAGCACGCTGGCCAAGAAAGCATTTGGCAGCACTCCTAATAGTGGTGATTTTATGGCATCGGTTGCTTTTTATGCGCCACGTATGTTTAAGGCAACCGGTAGCACAAAAGTTTATCTGAGTGAAGCTGCCAGCAACCCTGTAACTCAGGAAAACCTTGTCAACTTTCGCCATTACTTTATTTGCTTGCCCACTAAGAGCGAAGCTATAGGTGCAATTGTAAGTACTTGGTGATACAGCAAGTTAGTTATGATTAGTGAGACAATTATTTCGGTTGTTAGTGTATTAGTTTCCGGATTGGTTGGTTGGATTTTCGGCCGGCGTAAAATGCTGGCCGAAGCCCACCAAACCGAACTTGAGGCAGTGGATAAGGCACTCGAAATATGGCGAAAAACAGCAGAGGAATTGAAAGCTGAGGTGGCAGCATTAAAAAATGAGAATATACGCCTTCGGGCAGAAGTGAACAAGCTTAGAAACATTAATACAAAAATTATCGCTACCCTCGAAAAACTAACGCCTCATAACATACCAGAAGTAATTGATAATATCAAAAACATTAATAACTCAGAATTATGAGCCCAAAAAAAAACAAAGCTGAAACAACCCAAGAAATACTGAATAATGGAGTTGTTTCGGAAGAAAAACAGCCAGTATCAGAGGATAAATCAGCATCTGACGATAAATTGGCAAAACTTATAGATTGCTTTAAGGCCTGGCCCGATGTTAAAGAATTATGGCAGACTTCTGATGGTACTTGTTTTTTCAAAAAACATGATGCTGAAAATTATGCCCGATTCATCAAAGGAGAGGTAAAACTTTATAAAAGAGATGAAGTAATAAATCCAAAAAAATAAGAAATGAACAACATTATCTTTCAAAAACAAAATGGTGGGTTGGCTCGACCTTTACCCGGTGAAGATCATATAAGTGCTCTTTTGGTACTACCGGGAACAGTTGCTTCTTACCCTTCGGGTATGGATGCAAATAACTGGGTAAAGCCATTGGGTTCAATAGAAGATCTTGAAGCCTTGGGATTTGATCCTGTCGGAGGTAATGATAATGAAGTTTATTGTCATTACCACGTAAAAGAATTTTTCCGGATGAATTCGGGAGCTACCCTGTGGTTTGGTTATAAGCAGTATAATGCATCAAATAATTATTCGGAGGTTATAGAATTGTGCCGTAAAGCCAATGGTAAAGTCAGACAAATTGCTGTTGCTTGCCCAGATTTGACATTTAACACCGCACAGATTGGCCAATTGCAAACAATTGCCAATACGTTGGAAACACAGGATATGCCAGCAGTAATATTATATACTGCCAATGTTTCAAGCATTGCATCATTAACTACCGATTTAAGCACACTCAATGCATCCAAGGTATCATTTATTATTGGGCAAGATGGAGCTGGTAAGGGGGCAGAATTATTTACTGCGCAAAGCAGATCAATTAGTTGCATTGGCAATGCGCTGGGCTGCCTATCTTTGGCTTCTGTGCATGAATGTATTGGTTGGGTATCGAAATTTAACGTTGCAAGCGGTGAGCTTGATGTACCTGCCTTTGTGGATGGATCATTATATAGTGAGACTGCAACTGGAGTAATCGAAACACTTAATACCAATCGGTATATATTCCTACGTAAATACAACGGCATTGGTGGCACCTATTATAACGACTCGCACAATTGCTCACCTATTGTCAACAATGATTATGCCTATATTGAGGCCAATAGAACCATGGACAAGGCAATACGTGGTGTAAGGGCTTACCTGTTGCCACAGCTCAACGGCCCGGTGAAAGTAGATGCAACTACCGGCAAACTCGATAGTGCATTTGTTTCGGCGCTCGAAACTCTGGGAGGTAGGGCACTTGAGCAAATGGAACGCGATGGTGAATTGTCAGGTTATAAGGTGGTAATCAATCCTGAACAAAATGTACTGGCAACCAGCCAGATAGTCATTAATATTGTCAATGTACCCAAAGGGGTAATGCGACAAATTATTGTAAAAATCGGATTTGCAACTAAAATAAGTTAGAAATATGGCAACATTAGTACCTTTAATTAATGGTGAATTATTCGATTGGGCTTCGATAACCTGTATCATCGGAACAATACCTGTATCTGGTATTACAGCGATAAAATATGAGGAAGAACAAACTATCGAAGATCATTACGGGGCAGGTAATCGTCCTGTAGGACGTGGCCGCGGTCAAATCAAAACCACAGCCAGCATTACCCTAATGGCCGAAGAAATTGAAGCCCTTCAGGCTGCAAGCCCTGATGGTAGGCTTCAAAGTCTTGGAATGTTCGATATTATCGTACAGTTTGCCGGAGCCAATGGCATTATAAAAACCCATAAACTACGTAATTGTGAATTTACAAAAAATGGCCGCGACATGAAGCAGGGCGATACCAAAAATGAATATGAATTACCACTCATTGTAAGTCATATTGAATGGAAATAAAAACCAACAAACCGAAATAATTATGGAAAAAGAAAAAGCAGTAAAACGAATAGGAGAGGCTACACCAGAACAGATAGAGGCATGGAAAAGGCAGTTTGGTATTGTAAAAGAAGTTGAAGTTGACGGACATGTTTGTTACCTGCGAATGCCAGACCGAAAAATATTAGGCATGGCATCCGCCTTAGGTGGCAATGATCCGATAAAATTCAACGAATTATTGCTTAATAATTGTTGGCTTGGTGGTAGCGAGGTTATTAAATCGGATGATCAATTATTCCTTTCCATTGGCCCTGCATTGGCTGAACTGTTAACCCTTAAACAGGCAAAAATAAAAAACTTATAGCCTCACCAGGCGAAACTCCGCCCATGGTGAGGCAAATTGATATAATTCTGCGATATGAATTAGGAGTTAATCCTGATGAATATTCAGATGATGAATGGGCAGCTCTTTATAATGACTTGATTTGGTGGCTGAAACAAAAGAACAAACAGTAATTATTCTTTATGATTAGCAGATATAAAATATCTGGCATAAACCCCAATGATAATTAGAAGAGCATAAATAGCTGGCATTATCATCAAAGCCATATCGCTTGGATTCTTATCTAATAAAAAATAGACGGGAATCCCGATAAGCAAAAGAATAATAATAAATCTTACAGTTTTCATGAGCGAAGTATCAATTACATATAAATTATACGATTTTGTAACCGACAGTGTTACAAAGATACAAAAAAATATTGGTACGCTCAATTCTACCATTACAAAAGCTACTGCATATTTTGATGATCTCGGAAAACGAGCTTTAATTTTTAACCAACTTGCACAGGCAGCCCAACCTGTTAATCAGCAATTATCAAACCTTACGCGACCTGCATTAGATTTTCAGCAACATTTGGCCGATTTACAAGCTATAACAGGTATTGCCGGTAAAGACCTTGATAATCTTGCATTGGCATCGAAAAAAGTAGGAGTATCAAGTGGCTTAGGTGCATCACAAGCCATTGAAGCTTATAAATTACTGGCATCAAATATTGATATAACCACTATTGGCGGAGTTGAAGGGTTGAAAAAACTTGCCAATGAAACCATAACACTTGCACAGGCAGCAGGTGTTGATTTGCCTACCGCTGCCAATACTATGGCATCAGCGATAAACCAATTTCAACTTTCGGCCGACGAAGCGAGCCGTGTAATTAATGTACTTGGCGCAGGAGCTAAATATGGTGCTGCAGAAATACCCGATCTTGCTGAATCATTAAAACTTGCCGGTACAACAGCAGCACAATCGGGTGTAAATATAGAAGGCACTGTCGGAGCTTTAGAAGTATTAAGCCAGAACGCAATTAAAGGTAGTGAGGCTGGAACAGCATTGCGTAATATTATGCTCAAAATGCGCAAAGAGCTTGGTTTCGATTTCAGTAAAATATCATTAAGCCAAGCTCTTGAAAGCCTTAAGCCTAAACTATCGGATGTAACATTTCTTACCCAAACATTTGGACTCGAGAATGTTAACGCTGCTCAGGTACTTATTGCCAATGCCAGCGCAGTTGAAAAAATGACGCAAAAAGTTACCGGCACTAATGTGGCTTATGAACAGGCAGCTATACGTACAGAAACGTACGAACAAAAAATGAAAAGAATAAGGGCTGCCATTGATAATGTTAAAATCAGCATAGTTAATGCTACTGGTTCTATTTTGCCTTATACTCAAATTTTTACAGAGTATTTTGCCGGTTTCTCGCAATTAGTACCCGGATTATTACTTGTTAAAGATGCAATAATATGGGTAACCAATGCCCAAAATTTGATGAATATAGCAACAAAGGCAGGGGCTTTGGCTACTAAAATATTTACAGCAGCACAATGGTTGTTAAATGCTGCATTTGTGGCATCGCCTATAGGGTGGATAGTGCTTGCTATTGGCGCTTTAATAGCAGGCATTGTAATAGCGTGGAAAAAATTTGCAGGGTTTCGCGAAGTGGTAATGGGCTTATGGCAAGCCTTTAAACAGGTATTTACCAATATTGGCAATTTCTTTAAAATGATCTTTACCCCAATATTTAAAGCCATCGATCCTCTTAAAAGAGGGCAATGGGGCGAGGCAGCCAAACAAGCCGGAATAGCGTTGTATAATTTAACGCCAGTTGGCATGGTTGCCAATACGGTAAAATTCGCAAGGCAGGGAGGTTTTACGCAAGGAGTATCTGATGCTTTTGAGCGGGGTAAAGAACATCAAAGAGCTAAAGAATTAGCCCAAAAGCATAGCACTAATGTATCAGCGCCTCTTGCTGCAGCAGGTAATAACACTGCCTATTCTACTGCAACATCTGCAACATCTGAAACATCAGGTAATATTAGTAGTACTCCAGGTGTGGATGTAGTTGCAGGTAGCACTAACACAAAAGTATTTAATATCACCATACACAAAATGGTCGAAAAAATCGATATTATAACCAATACAATAAAAGAAAGCCCTGAACAGATAAGGGACTTAATAACCAAAACATTATTGGAAGCAGTTAACGATGCAAATGCTGTGTCATTATGACCAATATATTGGCTGAAAATTTTCCAGGACTATTGCCCATAAAAATCGATGGGCGAAAGCAAATGAATGCTAAGCAATGGGGCTTTTTGCTGCAAAGTCTTGGCATGCACTGGGCAAAAGCATTTTTGTTTTTCCCGAAAAAGCCATTGGAAACAGGAGGCACTGACTTTTCGGGCATTGAACTTACCGAAATAAATAATGACCAAACATTTGTCGTATCCAAGGAATCAAAAAGCAGCCTGCTGGGTGTATCAGTGTTTTGCGATCTTGTGATTGCCTCACCTGATGACGTAAATAAAAAGCTTAATATCATTAATCCGATGGTTACTGTGCAACAGGCTCGACATATAACTACTACTATAGTTCAAGGACGTAATGGCACAGTGAAAGAATATATTTCCGACGACGACTTTGAAATAACAATCGACGGGGCGTTGTTTACCGACGACGGCTCATATCCAGAAACTGATGTGAAATTACTTATAGAGCTGTTACGTATGCCAAAAGAATTGAATGTTTACAGTTATTTGTTACAATTGTTTGATATACATTCGGCTGTTGTGACTAATTATAGATTGTCGCAAACACTAATGAAGGATATGCAACTATTTTCAATTACCATGAAAAGTGATGAACCGTTTGAATTTAAAAATATGGCTAATTAATACCCGGAAAATGTTCAACAAATTGAATAGTAAAATCAGGATTGATCGATACCATCTGAACAGTAAAGTCGGGAAAGGCGTCAACAATCTGCCATTTTCCGCATTTGTCAGGAAATGCCGAAACAAGCTGCACTTTCAGATCGGGAAAGGCATTGACTATTTTGACTTTAAAATCGGGATTAATATCCACAATCTTTACCCTACCATACAAGGGTATGCCCTTGCACTTACAGTCCTTATCGATAGGTTTATCATAGGTAAAGGCAAGGCTGATGAAAATAACCGATGCAATAATTATTGCTCTCATAAAATATTTTACGAAAATATATAAAAAATGTTTAAACTGAGCAGCCAAATAGAATTTTTTGATAGTCCTTCGGCCTCAAAAGCCAAATGGGTAAGTAATTCTGTTTGCTTGGTCGATATTAATAGTTCTATCCAGTCGCTTACTGATGCTTGTACAATTTCTATACCCAAAAAAATAGTGTGGAAGGATGATAATAATATAATTATTGGCAATAAAAAATTACTTAAACGTGGCAATAAGATAATTATAAAATTAGGTTATGATGATAAACTTTATACCCGCTTTATTGGCTATATCCGCGATGTAGTGGATAGCATCCCCACCAAAATAACCCTCGATAACTCAATGTGGTTATTGAAACAAAACCCAATCAACGATAGCTGGGAAAGTGAAACATTGGGTGGGTATATAAAAAGGGTTATTCCGCAAGATGTTAAGACTGTATGCGATGATCCCACAATAAAAATTGGGGCTTTCCGCATAAAAAACAGCACTCCGGCGCAGGCACTCGACAAATTGCTGCAAACTTATCCACTATATGCTACCTTTCTGTTGGTTGATGATGAACCAGTGTTACATATTGGGCTTGCTTACCCTTCGTATGGGCGTAAAGAAATAGAATTTAAGGAAGGATATAATATCATTAGCACCGAAAACTTGCAATGGCGCAATGCCGATGAAGTTAAGGTTAAAATTGTGGTCAAAGTCAAAAAATATGTTGGTGGTGGCGAAACTGAGGAACAATACGAATTTGGTGATAGCGATGGCGAACAGGTCACATTTTATCAGCTGAATATTGATAAAACAGCAGCTGAAAAATATGCAAAAGCCAAACTTGCACAGCTCAAATATACAGGCTTATACGGCACTTTCGAAACATTTGGTAATATACCGGTAAACAAAGGAGATATTGCCAATATAACCCTTAAAGAAGGCACAGGAAAATACCTGATTAAAAGCGTAAGAACAGAGTTTGGCAAATATTACCATCAAACAATAGAATTGGGAGGGTTGCTCAATGCAAATTAGCGATGCCATAAAACATTTGGCCATAAAAGGCGAAGAAATTTATCTGGTTCAGGGCAGGGTTATAACTGTCGATGATAAGGCAAGGGTATGTACTGTAAAACCAATAGATGGAAGCGCCGAAATACATAATTGCCTATTACAGGGGGCTTATGGCTATGCCAAGGGTTTTGTTCTTGTGCCCAAAAAGAATAGCAAGGTTATTGTGGGGTTTTTATCGCCCCACGAAGCTGCAGTATTGCTTACAAGCGAAATTGAAAAAATACAATTAACTACAACAGGTGATAGCCTGCAAAAGCTATTGCTTGACTTGTGTGCAGCCATTGAGCAACTTACTGTATCTACTCCAGCAGGGCCAAGCGGTACGCCACTGCCACCTACTATACAGGCAATTGCAAACTTGAAACAAAGAATTAAAAACTTTTTAATTGAATAAAAATGGCACTTGTTAAAACAGTATTGAAAAACGATTTAAAAGCTGTTTTTGACGCATTGAAAAAATTCGACGGCAGCGATGGCAAAAGTCAGGATGAAGCTATTGAAAAATTGGCTAATGATTTAGCATCGGCCATTGATAGTTATATTAAATCGGCAACAATAACCAGTGTGCCGGTATTAACAAGTCCTGCAGGACCAGTAACAGGAACAATAACCAATACCATAAGTTGATGGCTCAGGATTTTTTATATGACGATAACAACGATTTGCTCATAAGCAATGGCGATTGGGCGGTGGGCGAATCGGACATGCAACATGTGCAGGATTTGCTGTTGGCATTTGCTGGGCATTACAAAAACTCGCCCCTGTCGGGCGTAGGGTTGCCGGCTTACCAAAATGGTATAATGGACAGGACCATTGAACGAACTATTAAGGTAGCCCTCAAAGCTGATGGGGCGAAAGATAACGAGGTAAAATTGACCGATAATGGCTTAATAGTAACCGCTAATTATGATTAATATGAATGATAACAAAAAACTAACCGACGAACAATTGGTAAAAGCAGCCCGTGAGGCTGGCATAGAACCAGCAGCCTTAAAGGCGTTTGCCATAGTCGAAAGTGCAGGTAATGGTTTTTTGCCCGATGGACGGTGCAAAATATTATTTGAGGGACATATATTTTATCGGCAATTAAAATTGGTAAATATCGACCCTATAAATTATGCAGTAAAATACCCTGATATTGTATATGCTAAATGGGATAAAAACAAATATAAAGGCGGAACTGCTGAGTATGAACGGTTGAAAATTGCCGAATCAATTCATAAAGAAGCAGCTTTGAAATCGGCAAGTTGGGGTATGTTCCAAATTATGGGATTTAATTATCCGGTTTGTGGTTATGGATCTATATTTGAATTTGTAGAAGCAATTTCAAAAAATGAATTAAATCATTTGGATGCCGTCATTAAATTCCTAAAAGGAAAAAAATTATTGAATGCATTACAAACAAAAAACTGGCAATTATTGGCAAGCAGATATAATGGTCCAATGTACATGCAGAATCAGTATGACATAAAGCTTGAAAGAGCCTATAAAGAAAATATTAAATTAAATGATTTAAATTATTAATCATGGGACTCATACAAAATATCCTCGGAGGCGGTGCCTCAGAACTCGTCCAATCGATTGGCGAGGCCATCGACAGAAATGTAACCAATACCGGCGAAAAAATGGCGCTGTATAACGAGCTACAAAAAATACTCAACGAACAAGAAGCTCAACTGACTGCCCGCCATGCTGCCGATATGACCAGCGATAGTTGGCTGAGTAAGAATGTGCGACCACTTACTCTTATCGGATTGCTGGTATTGTACCTATTATTTGCCCTGCTCGATGGGCTCAATATATTGCACCTTGGGGCTGCATATATCGATATGTTGCAGCAGCTATGTATTTTGGTGCTTACCTTTTATTTTGGCTCGCGAGGCCTCGAAAAGATTACACATACAGTAACCAAAAACAAAAATGGCAAGTAATTGGCAAAATATAGTTGTGCAGGAAGGTCAATCATTGTTCGATATTGCCTTGCAGCACTATGGCAATGCCGAGGCGGTGATTGACCTGGTGCGCGATAATGGCTTGCAAGGCATTACGCAGCAATTGCAATCCGGGCAGCTGTTGCTGATAAATACTGCAAGCGAACGCTACAATAAGGCTATTGTCAATTATTACCGTGCCAACGGTTGCCTGCCCGCTACTCAGCAAGGAGTGCCGTTTGAGGAACGAATACCGATAAATATAATTTCAGGTCGTCCAAATTGGACTTATGACTCAACAACTGGGCAATGGACTAATCTATTTTATGATAATTATCTAACTATTACTGGTGCATTTAGTAATTATGATTCAATACGATTATACCTAACAATAGATACACCTTGCTTAATATCAATAATTACATACGATGTATACTATCTATATTACGGTATAACTAATAATTTGCAATTGGACATAGATACAAGTGTGTT